TGTTGATAGACAACACAGACCAAGTATCAGAAGATGGCATATTATTTGCTGATGCAAGGTTCCATTTAGATTCAGACAGCAACGTAATCACAAAGGCGCCAGCAACAATCAAATCATTGTTAACAAGTGACAACCTAGACATAGACAAGCCAGATGCAAGTTTATATCCAAAAGGTATTTTATTGTTTAACACTAGACGATCAGGGTACGTGGTGAAACAATTTAGAAAAGATCACTTTTCAAGAACTAACTTTGCTAACACTTCAACTTATCCAACACTTCCAGCAGAGAAGGATGCTTGGGTAACTGTAAGTGGCAACAAGTCCAATGGTGCTCCATTTATGGGAAGGAAAGCACAAAGACAAATTGTTGTAAAGCAAATGCAGGCGGCAATCAGTTCTAACACACAATTACGTGAAGAACAACGCGAATTTAACGTATTAGCGGCACCAGGTTATATTGAATTGATAGATGAATTAGTAACACTTTCAGGTGATAGAGGCAACACTGCTTTTGTAGTTGGTGATACTCCTGCAAGATTAGAAAACACATCTACAGCAATTTCAAACTTTGCAACTAATGCCGCAGGATCAAGCACAAATGATGAAGATGGATTAGTAACAAGTGATTCATTTACAGCAGTTTACTATCCATGGGGTAGTTCAACTGACTTAGAAGGCAACAATGTATTTGTTCCACCAAGTCACATGATACTGAGAACATTGGCTGTGAATGATGATGTAGCATTTCCGTGGTTTGCACCAGCAGGTATTAGAAGAGGTGTTGTAGACAACGCAACTTCAGTAGGATTTATTAAATCATCAACTGGTGAAAAACAAACTATTGCAGTTTCTTCAGGTATAAGAGACACTTTACAATCAAACAGACTAAATCCAATTTCGTTCTTGACTGGATCAGGCTTGACTGTATTCGGACAAAAAACAAGACACAGTGGCACAAGTGCTTTAGATAGAGTGAATGTAGCAAGATTGGTAGTGTTCCTAAGAACACAATTAGATAAGTTGGCACAACCATTTATCTTTGAACCAAACGATGAACTTACAAGAAACGAAATCAAACAAGCAGTTGAATCATTCTTGTTAGAAGTACAAGGACAAAGAGGATTGTTTGACTTTGCAGTAGTATGTGATGAAACAAACAATACTCCGTCAAGAATTGACAGAAACGAATTGTATGTAGACATAGCGATTGAACCTGTGAAAGCAGTTGAGTTTATATTCATTCCAATTAGACTCAAAAACACTGGTGAAATTGATAAACTAGGTCTATAAAGGTTAGGAAAGGTATAAGAAAATACTATAAATATTAAAAAGGAGAAGATATGTCAGTAGCAACTTTAAGTAAATTTACAGTACCTTTGGCAAGTGATCAATCAGCGTCAAACCAGGGGCTATTGATGCCAAAACTCCAATACAGATTTAGACTGATATTGGAAAATTTTGGAGTATCAACTCCTAGAACAGAACTCACTAAACAAGTGATCGATGTAACAAGACCAAGTCTAACTTTTGATGAAACAATTTTAGATGTGTACAACTCAAGAGTATATCTTGCAGGTAAACACACATGGGATCCACTCACAATCAATCTAAGAGATGATGTAAACAACTCTGTGACAAGATTGTGTGGAGAACAAATACAGAAACAATTTGATTTCTTTGAACAAAGTTCAGCATCCAGTGGTACTGATTACAAATTCACAGGCAGAATTGAAATGCTTGATGGTGGTAATGGTGCTAATGCTGTTACTGTATTGGAAACTTGGGAACTGTACGGTGCTTATGTACAGAACATCAACTACAATACAATGGCTTATGCAACTTCAGATCCTGCTACAATTACATTATCAGTAAGATATGACAATGCAATACAGGCTCCAAGAGGAACTGGTGTAGGCACAGCGGTAGCGAGAACTTTAGGTACGTTGGTTACTGGGGGTGGTTCTACTCAAGCAGTTTAATTGAGGAGGCTGAATGGCCCACTTCATCAACAACTTCTTACAGTTACTTGATCCTAATCAAATCCTTAAGGATTTTCAACATGCATCTAGACTGTACATTGATGGTCAGAATAGACTTCAACCAACACGACCGTGGCTCTACTATGTGGTCATCAACAGGTTTGGTGGTGCTACAGGCTTTGGCGGTGCAAGTAACCAACTTGAACTTGGACAATTAGTAAAACAAGCAACATTACCTTCATACAACTTTAATGTTGAAACACAAAATCAATACAACAGAAAAACACAGAAGCAAACACAAATAACTTATGATCCTGTACAGATTGATTTTCATGATGACAATGCTGATGTTGTAATTGGCTTTTTCAATGACTACTACAAATATTATTTTAGAGATTCAAAATACAGTGGTGCACAATTTGATCCAATGTCAAGATACAAACAAGACTTCACAGCAAGTTGGGGATTAGATAATGGACAGTCTTTGCCATTTTTAAGAGATATACAACTGTTTACAATCAACAAAAGAAGGTTTACAAGTTATACATTGATACTGCCTACAATTACACAGTTCTCACATGACACAGTAGGGCAACAAGAAGATGGAACACTAGGACATTCAATGACAGTGGCATATGAAGCAGTGCTGATCAAACAAGGCACAGTAGGTGGTGCTGGACCAACAGGCTTTACAACACTACACTATGACAACTCTCCATCACCTTTGACCATAGCAGGTGGAGGAGGTGCTTCAATATTTGGCAGAGGTGGTCTTGTACAAGGTGGCATCAGTGCATTCAAAAACCTTGCATCAGGCAATCCTGCAGGAATATTAGAAGCAATTAATGTGTATAGAAACTACAGGACTGGCGGATACAAAGCAGGTGCTGGAGAAGAAATACAAGGCATTATCAAACGTGGTATTCAAGGCATAAGAACTACCAACATAGGTGGTGCAAGTTCACCAGGTGTTGTATTTCCAAGAAAACAAAGAAAAAACAAAGCAGATGCTGTGTTAGTTGAACGTATCGACAATGCATACAGGGTAGATGACGAACTGCCAAACATAAATGCACCTGTGCCTAACACAACCAGCGATCCACAATCCAATGCTTATGCAGTGACTGAAGATGAAACAAGACTGTTAACACCAGAAGAAACATACACTTACTTCAAAAACAACCATGTTGCACTAGATGGACTTGCTAGAGACTATGTGTATAGAACTGAACAACAAGATATAGATGATATCAACACTGTAAAAACAAATTATGATGCCTTAAGTCAAACAGTTAAGTCGTCATATAGAGCAAAAGCATTAGGCAAAGCAAAAACATTAGCACAAGAAGGCAAAATTAATTTGTTACTTCCTGTAACTCAAATCAATGATGTTAATTCTGTTGCAAATAATGATCTAGGCAGTTACACAATATCTGTTGATGGTGACACAGTGACTGAAACATACACTGATGATGATGGTATAGTGACTACATACAACAACTCGGCAGTTTAACATGGCATATAAAAATTTAAACAACAACTACAACCCAACGCAAAATCAAAACATCAGCACAAATCTTCCTGTTGAGCCAATACAAAAAGTTGATCTTACACAAAAAACATTGCGTATATTTGGAGATTACTTTGATAAAGAAGTAACAATCAACAGTGGTGAGTTCGATGCTGTAAAGGCCTTCTTCAAAGGCAAAGATTATACAAACGAATCTGCTGATACTATCGCTTATGTGTTATGTAGACAAGCAAAAGTTGACAACATCACAGCAATGCAAATTTTAGATCAACTTAACGCAACAGATCCACAAGAACTTACTGACATTGTCGCAGAAATATTGAACTTGTATAGATTCAAAAGCAGTTTGATAGGTAAAAAAGAGGACAATGCAACTCCAAGTGTTGTATCAAGAAACATCTTAGGGTAATATCATGAGACCAAAGTGGGCCTCTGGAACATACACCATAAAAAATCCTGACAAATACTTGGGACTGAAAACTCCAAGATATAGATCATCATGGGAACAAGTGTTTATGAGATTCTGTGATGAGAATCCAAGTGTGTCTAAATGGGCAAGTGAATCTATCAAGATACCTTATCAAAATCCGCTGAACGGAAAACACACAGTGTATGTGCCTGATTTTTTTATC